AAAACATCCTTTGTACCAGCAGAGAAGTTAACTAGCGACCCACTATTGCTAGAAGACAAAACCGTAGTTCTAGCCAATTGATCTGGCGAAGTATATGTACCAATACCAACTTCCCACTCTGATCCAGTCTGGGATGCAATGGCGTAATAACATGTGTTTCCACTACCAATAACCGAGAAGGATTGGTATCCCGTTACAGCACCCAAAAGGGTAGCCGTACCCGTGCTGGTAACAGCAGTGGTTTCTTTAACCCTATCTTTTAAGATGAGAGCCATTTACAGCTCCTTAGCTAGCGGTCAAACGAATAATTGCGTTACTTGCATCAGCAGTTGGGAAATTAACAGCAAAAGTACCATTGGTAGAAGTTTTATCTCCACCAAAGCTCAGCACACAAACGGCTGAATTAGACTGGCTGTTGTTATAAATCAGAGCCCCAGCCGCAGTAATCGTTGAGTTAGCCCAAGAAGTATTAGCAAACGAGATATAGGCTACGTTGCCAGAGTTTGTTGGGGTAACAGAAACCGTCAAAGTATTACCACCAGCAGAATAGTTGCCAGTAGAAGCTACTTCGTTAGTTGCTGAATAAGCGGTTGTGTTCTCATTAATAGTAGCCGAGCTGGTATACAGAGCTAATTTGAACGTGTCTGCTGAAAAATTTTGCTGACCATTCAAGAGTTGAACCTTGAACGATGTAGCCATTGCTTGAGTAATTGCCATTTTTTGCTCCTAAAATTATCTAACAGGCCCAGGTACAGGCAGCCTAAGTTGTCCATCACGGTATGCGCTTCTTCTATCTTTACCATCACCCAAATCTTTAAGCAATGCTAACGATTCTTGGTACTTTTGCTCGTAGTAATTGACCATATCTTGCTCTCCCTTTTGGAAGATCACAGCCTCACGTAACGAACCATACAACAACACAGTTTCAAAATTATCGCCTAACCAAGAGGTTCCAGTCGAGTTATTAATAACCGTAACAGGCACAGAAAATCCAGTTCCTGTGCCACCAATACTTGAGCTAGCAGCACTTAACGAGTCGCCAGTAAGGTAGAACGACCCACCGTTAGTAATTGTTACGCTTGTAACAGCACCACCCGCCACTCCAATTGTTGCCGTTGCATATTGCCCAGAACCATTAGTAAGTGACACATTTTGGTATATACCGGTGGTATATCCTGATCCACCAACAATAGTGCCAAATCCACCTATTACACCCTGAACAATAGACTCTGGGTAGTAGTAATAATGTAGCTCGGTCTGGTAGTTATCGTCTGGGGTAGGTCCAATGATGTATGTATAGGGCTTAAACTGAGCGTAGTACTTTGGCACACCAGTATCGTTTGTAGCATTGGGATAAGACTGACGAATAAAGTTAACGTCTTTATCAATCAAATACTCGTAGTTCCCGCTAGCATCAATGACAGCAAGGGAGAAAGACGCCAAGTAGTCAGATGGCAGTGCTAAGTAGTAGTCACCTTGGGTAAAGCTACCAATAACGTTCTTGCGGATAGCAGGGATCTGAACTGCGTTATAGACACGTTCTTCACATTGCTGGACAAAATTAGGGATATTGGCAACGAAAAGAGACTCCGTTGACTCCGCATAACTTTGAATAGCTTCGTAAAGCTGTGTGTAATTCATTAGCCCATCTTCCCGCTAGACATTTTGCCTTTAGTAGCAGCACCAGTACCACGCATTTGAATCTTGCCGTAGCGATTTTCAGGAGGATAGTTGCCCTTACTAATACCACCAACAGACATATTCATTGTGTCTATTACTTTGGCACCGGGAGTATAAGCACTGTCTGCCACGATGCTAGTAGCTTTACCATCCATTGTGTGCGGTGCAGCATAAACCTCAGCGGGTCCTACTTCCTTACCGCCTTTTTTCATAGAGAACTTAGCCATTATCGACCTCTTCCTGATTTCTTTTGGTTCATGATACGAGCCATATTGCGACCCATAGTCTTCATGTTTTTGTTCATTGAGCTGGTGCTTTTCTTTGGACCCTTCTCAATACCTACTGATGGACCGGAATCACCTAAGTTTTTACCTTCGGTTTTACCCGTTTTAGTAATACCATCTGCGCCTTTTTTGTACATTTTCAACTCCTTAAGTTGTTGTTACCGTTACTGTACCAAGAATTACTTGTTGTACCAAGTCATTTGGGGTTAAACCTGCATCAGGACCTCTACTACCCCCAACTGGATTCCACCCCCACTGAAACACCCTACTACCTAATTCTGGACTACCAAACCCGTCTGGACCAATGCCCGTCTGGTTAATCTGTAAGCCACTTTGTCCTGATACTAAATAACTCACGTCTGGTCTTGGTTCCCGCACCGCCTGTGGATCATTTACTGGATACAAGCCTAGAGACAACTGAGGCTGATCTGGATCCCAACAAGATCTACAAACTTTAACTTGATACGGTTTTGTCTTTAATATCTGTATCCTTAACTCCATAAGCTTATACCGCTGCGCACATCTGTCGCACTCGGCAATAGCATATTTACCTGAAGAAAACTTATTTGGCATGTCATTTATTAGTAGTAAAACATATTGCGTGGAACTATACGAATCGTGGCTGTTTCTCTATCTTCATCCGCAGCCAATTGCCATTGTTGTTCATATTCGGTTTTGAGCATCATTATTCTATTTGGGTCTACTCCAGGCATCTTAGTACTTAACTGATACGCCAAGCCAGCGGTCATGCAAGGAATAAAGCGGAACGGAATATCTTGGGTTCTGATACCAGTGCCTGCGTCTTGGATTCTACGCATTCTGTAATACACAAATGTGTATTGGTCGCCAGGTGCATTAGGGGTAGGCCAGACGTTAACGCATGGTAAGTTATTGGTATATACCTCTGCAGCCGTTAAGTGGCTTGCTGCCGTTGTGCCATTCTGACCACGCCAAGCATTAATAATCTGGTTGCCTACGATGTTCTGATAGCCAATGGTTTCGTTGTCAATATTAACAAATCCCTGAGTTGGAATATTAGCAGCATTAACTAGGGTAATAGTCGTGTCAGTTGCGGTTATAGCGCCATTTAAAGCAGCCTGTGGGACAGTTGCAACATTACCTGACTGTCTGTTAAACCAAACCTGAATTGGGCGCCCATTAGCGTTTTTATTGGGGATGGTAAGGTAAGTAGGTTCACTAATACGACTAATATTGATGTCAATTTGATTGTTGCTCTGACCATTATTAGTACGCACCACGGTATCTAAAAGATCAACTGTATCTACAGGTATAGGGTAAATAGCCTGTCCGGTATTCATTACAAACTGTCCTTGCTCTACAGTCCACAAGTTAATACCACGGTTAGCCCACTCAATCGTCAATAGGTTTAAAGACCGCCGTGCAGTACGGAAATCATAGCCAGAGCGAACCTCTAAACCACAACGCTCAAACGCCTCCTCAATGAGGTCGTTCATATCTAGGTTAAAGGTATTAGTACCTGTAGTAGTCATATCTTCCTATACGGTTTTACTTTTGCTTTTACCTTTTTGGGCTGGGGCACGAACTGTTTTCCCTGTGCTTTTCCCGCTCGCTTTGCTCGTGTTGTTGCTGCGTACTCGGATGGACTCAATGACTGGATCGCCTTTTCGGGCAAGTATCTTTCGCCTGTTTCGGACGACTTCTTCCCTGACTTGGTTCTCCACTTCTGGTCTCCCCAAGCCTTTAGACTCCGTTGCGGTTTTGCTAACGCCACTTAATTTCTCCCAAACCCAGTCCCAAAAGAACGGCATTACTTTTTTAGCTTAGACAAAGTCTGCGCTAACCTTGCTCTTTGCCCCATCTTGCCGGGCTTTTTAGCTGCTGCAGCAAGTTTTTTAGCGGGGATCTTCTCACCTTTTTTAACGCCCATAGATGCTCTTAAAGCACCGGGTTTCTTAATTGCTTCTTGGATAAAGTTAACTTTACCGCCTTTTTTCATGGCAACACCACGACCTTTTAGGATGTCTGCCTGAGTTACTTCACCATCTTTGTTTAGATCTGGAAACTTAGCCACGATAACCTCCACCTTTTGCTTTGTATTTTTTAGCTAAGAGTTGTGCCTTCCTAGCCGACCATTGACCCGCCGCAGTGCCTTGCACAGCCGACGCTTTAATACTCTCAAAT